CGGCCGAAGGGCGTGCCGAACCGCGTGCACCAGACGATCAGGGAGGCCATCGAGCTCGCCTGCAAGCCGGGGGCATGTCACCCCGAGGGGCTGGCCGGGTGGCTCGTAGACCGCGCCACAGGGGGCGTCGAAGACCGCAAGATCTTCGCCGGCCTCGTCGCCAAGGTGGTACCGGCGCAGATCCACGCGACGGTTGACCAGGTGACGGTGCAGCTGCCGTGGTTGGCCGGTCGGGGGGTGGTCAGTACACACCGGCGTACACAACCGCAAGCCATCGACGCGCAAGTCGTTGAGCCTGCGATGGAATTGACGCAAGACCTTCGGGTTGATGACCCGATGCGCGTGCTCGAGGTGCCCGAGGCCGCGTCATCCGTCGCGCCCGAGCCACACGTTGCGGCCGTGCAACTCCCTGCCGACCCCCCACCCCCCCTCGAACGGCAGGCGGGGGGTGGGTCGGAGTAAGGGTTCCCTTCCCCTCTCTCGCCAATACCGATTTCGAGGTGTTGAGATAAATGCAACCGCCTGACGAGGACATCGCCGCTGCCGGGCCTATCACGATCAACACCTACCGCCCGCGCGAGGTGTTCCTCGAGCTGCACAACCGCGCGACGCGCTGGGCGTGCGTGGTGGCGCACCGGCGTGCGGGCAAGACGGTGGCGATGTGTGCGGACCTGGTCATCAGCGCGCTCGAGTGCCCGCACCCGAAACCGCAGGTGGCTTACCTTGCGCCGTTCCGCGAGCAGGCGAAGAAGGTCGCCTGGCAGTACTTGAAGGATCTGACGAAGCCGCTCTGGGCGAAACCGCCGAACGAGAGCGAGCTCAAGATCACGATGCGCACGAGTCGGCCGGGCGACTACGCCACGATCTACTGCGGCGGCAGTGACAACCCCGACAGCTTGCGCGGCCTCTACCTCGACGCGGTGGTGATGGACGAGGTCGGGCAGATGCGCCCGAGCACCTGGTACTCGGTCGTGCGCCCGGCGCTCTCGGACCGGCAGGGCAGCGCGATCTGGGCGGGCACGCCAGCGGGCAAGAACTTCTTCTGGCAGCTGCGCGAAGAGGCGCGGCTGAACCCCGGCACGCACCTGCTGCTCGAGCTGCCTGCGAGCAAGACGGGCATCTTGCCGGAGGGCGAGCTTGCAGCGGCGCGCGCGCAGATGACCGAGGAGACCTTCGCGATCGAGTACGAGGTCAGCTTCGACGCTTCGGTGCCGGGCGCGTACTTCGCGAAGCAGCTGGGCGAGGCGTATGAGCAGGGGCGGGTGGGGGACTTCCCGATCGACCCTGCGTTCCCGGTGGACCTTGTGGCCGACTTGGGCTACACGGATTCCTGCTCGTGGTGGGGTTGGCAGACGGGGCCGGATGGGCACCGGGTGGTCGAGTTCTACGAGGCGGACGGTCAGGCCATCGGCCATTACATCGACTGGGTGAAGAGCCGGCCGTACAAGGTCGGCACGGTGTGGCTGCCGCACGATGCGCGGGCGAAGAGCCTGCAGACGGGCAAGTCCATCATCGAGCAGTTCCTGCACGCGGGCATCACGCCGCGGATCGTGCCCGAGCTCAGCCTGCAGGACGGCATCGAGGCTGCGCGTCTGACCATCCCGAAGTGCTACTTCGACGAGAAGGCGACCTATGCCGGCGTCGAGCACCTGCGGGCGTACATGCGCGAGTGGGACGAGCGGACGCAGACCTTCCGCAACCGCCCGAAGCACGACCAGCACAGCCACGCCTCGGACGCTTTTCGCTACCTCGCGCTTGCCGCGAGACCCGTTTCTGGTAATTTGTCAAGTGGTGGTGCTAAAATCGCACCGCGTAGTGGCGAGCACTACGGGTTCACGTTGGATGACATCTGGGACTGCAGGCCGCGCCACAGCGGACGGGTGGGTTGATGGAAAGCTCCGAGCGCATCGAGACCTCCAAGGACTTCGCCGACACGCCGGGCGGCATGGCGCGGCGTTGGAGCACTGAGATCGAGGCGGCGGTCAAGGAGCTGACCAAGTTCCACGAGGACGGCGACAAGATCGTCGAGCGGTATCTCGACAAGCGCGACGACTGGGGGCGCGAAGAGTCGCGCGTGAACCTGTTCTGGTCCACGGTGAAGGTTCTGCTCTCGATGCTCTACGCCCGGCCGCCGAAGGCCTCGGTGTCGCGCGCGTTCCAGGACTCGGATGACGACCAGGCGCGCGTGGCGGGGCAGATCCTGCAGCGCCTGCTGAACAAGTCCTTCGACGACAACATCTCGGCGTGGGACGCCGCGGTGCGGCAGGGCATCGAGGACTGGCTGGTGGTCGGCGCGGGTCAGGTGTGGCTGCGCTACGAGGTCGAGACCGCGCTCGAGGAGGTCCCGGCGCAGTTCGACCCGCTCTCGGGCGTCGAGATCGCCCCGGCGCAGACGGTCGAGCGCATCGTCGCCGAGGACGCGCCTTGCGATTACGTCTTCTGGAAGGATTTCCTCTACTCCCCCGCGCGCACATGGGGCGAGGTGCGCTGGGTGGCGCGGCGCGTGTACATGACGCGCGAGCAGCTCGAGGCGCGCTTCGGCCCCGAGATCGCCAAGGTCGTGCCGATGGTGCGCCGGCAGTCGAAGCAGGGCGAGCCGCAGGTCAAGAACGACCCGTGGGCGCGTGCCGAGGTCTTCGAGATCTGGTGCAAGGAGAACCGCAAGGTCTACTGGTTCGCCAAGGGGATGGACACCATCCTCGACTACAAGGACGACCCGCTCGGGCTCGAGAACTTCTTCCCCTGCCCGAAGCCCTTGGCGGCGAACGTCACCTCGAGCAACTTCATCCCGCGCGCGGACTACATCTTCGCGCAGGACCAGTTCAAGGAACTCGACGAGATCAACACGCGCATCACCTGGCTCACGCGCGCGGCGAAGGTGGTCGGCGTCTACGACAAGAGCGCGGGCGATTCGGTCGGCCGCGTGCTCCTGCAGGCCGGCGAGAACCAGCTCATCCCGGTGGACAACTGGGCGATGTTCGCCGAGGGCGGTGGCATCAAGGGCAAGATGGAGTTCGTGCCGATCGAGGCGGTGGTCAACTGCATCGACCGGCTGCGGCAGTACCGCGCGGACAAGACGCAGCAGATCTACGAGGTGCTTGGCATCTCGGACATCATGCGCGGCGCATCGCGCGCTTCGGAGACCGCGGCTGCGCAGCAGATCAAGGCGCAGTTCGGCTCGACGCGCATGCAGCTCTCGCAGTTCTACATCGCCGAGTGGATCACGCACGCGCTGCGCATCAAGGCGGAAATCATCGCCAAGCACTGGCAGCCCGAGACCATCGTGCGCGCCTCGAACATCGAGCGCACGCCGGATGCGGCGGTGGCGATGGCGGCGATCGACCTCATCAAGAACACCGAGTTGGCCGAGTATCGCATCAGCGTCGAGGCCGACAGCATGGCGGCGATGGACTGGGCCGCCGAGCGAGACGCAGCAGTCCAGTTCATGCAGGGCTTGGGCGCGTTCATCTCACAGGTCGCGCCGGTGGCGCAATCGACGCCCGGCGCAGGCCCCTTCCTGCTGCGTCTCATGCAATGGGCGGTCGCGAAGTTCCGCGTCTCGAGCGAGATCGAGGGCGTTCTCGACCAAGCGGTCGCGGCGATGCAGCAGCAGCTTCTGAACCCGCCGCCTCCGCCGCCGAACCCCGAGCTCGAGAAGCTCAAGCTCGAGGCCGAGAAGATCAAGTCGAACGAGCGCATCGCGGCATTCGAGGCGGCTTCGGACGAGAAGGTGGCTGCGCTCAAGGCGACGGTCGAGCTGCAGAAGGTCGAGATGCAGGCCAAGTTCGACCAGGTCGCGGCGCAGTACCAGCAGATCGCCGACATGATGGCGGTCGTGCAGAAGGTGAACCCTGTGATGCAGCTCGACGGCCTTTCGGCCTCCATCGGGCAGATGTCGCAGAGCAACGCCGCGCAGATGGAGCAGCTCCTGCGCGCGGTCACGCAGAAGCGGCGGCGCGTGCCGATCCGCGACCAGATGGGCGAGATCGTCGAGGTGCGCGAAGTGGACGAGCCGGAGAGTCCGGCCGGCCCCGGCCTGCCGCCTGGCTCGATGCAGGTGAACTGATGCTGCGCCAGCCTGCAATGGAGTGGCGACCGGCCCTTGGGCGGTGGCTGCTGCGCGTCGAGTCGCCGGTGTCCGAGCGGGTAGTGCAGAAGTGCGTCGAGTTCATGCTCAGGGTTCAGGCGGCGCGGCGTCTCGGGCTGATGCCTGGCGACACGCGGGACGACCTCGATGCGAGCGTGAAGGCGTTGAACGAGAACAAGGTGCAGCAGTGGGCTGCGGGTCCGCAGATGGACGGCAGCGGCGACATCGAAGTTTTCCGTGCCACGACCGGCACGGGCAAGATCATCACAGGAGTCTGAGACATGGCAGCGACTTGGAGAGCGACAGGCGGCGCTATCGCCTATGCGTCGAGCAAAGACATGCTCAACGTGTTCAACGGCGCATCGTCGGCGCGAGTGATTCGCGTCTACCGCGGGTACTGGTTCAACAACGGCGTGGCGGCGGTGACGGGTGTGCTGACGACCGCACAGGTGCGTCGCATCACCGCAGCCTCTGCGGGCACAGCGGTGACGCCGGTCAGGCACGACACCGCCTCGTCGGCGCTCGATGCGAACACGACCTGCGGCACCAACCAGACCACGACCGGTTCGGACATCTTCCGGCGCTTCCTGTTCGTCAACGAAGAGCCGGTCGTCGCCGGTACCACGCAGGCCAACTGGCTGACGCTGGTGCCCTTCGCTGAGGTGTGGAACGCTGGGTACGGCGACACCAACGTCGAGCCGGTCACCTGCCGCGCGGGTCAGGGCTTCCAGCTCTTCCACAGCGGCTCGTCGGCGGTCGGCACGGCGGACCTCGAGATCGAGTTCACCGACTCAGCGAGCTGATTTATGCCCGCTCTGCGACACAAGACCTGCGGCCACGAGTGGGAAGTGTCGCAGGAGCTCGCCGATCGCGTGCAGCATGACCTCAACGGCGGCGTGGGCGGGCATTCCCCGCCCATCACCTGCCCGTCATGCAAGACGCCTGGGCGTTATGTGCGCTTCGAGGTCGTGACGGAGACGCCGCCCGATGCCTGAGACGTACTACCTGCGACTTAACGCGGTGGACGTGCGGCCTCTTGAGGACGCCTTCCTCGCCATCGAGAACGACGCGACTGACGACCGCGCCTATTTCGAGCTCGTGTCTCTGCGGGTGTCACCGGCTGCTCCGACGTCTGCCGGCCCTGCCGTTTCAACCATGCCCAACCGCTCCGGCAGTTTCGGGCTGTATCGTGTGAGCGCGGTGACGGGTGGCGATACGGTGACGCCGGTCAAGATGGACACAGCAGACGCATCGTTTCCTTCTCAAGTCACGGTAGTCAACAACCCGAACAGCGTGACCACGACGGCGCGGTTTCGACGCATCAACGACTGCCCAACCTATGGAGTCCAGACGTCAAACTCGCAGTTCTCGTCGCGCACCTATGGCGGGTCAATGGTCACGCACCAGAAGTCGCATTTTGCCGACGTGTGGCGGGGTGGCGAGAACGTAAACGTGGAGCCCATCATCCTTCGGGCTGGCGAGGGCATCGCGCTCGTGCAAGAGGAGTTCGGCCTGCCGCACTCGATGATCGTCTCAACGGTGGTCACGAACACGGCGACGGGCGCGACCTACGTCTGCCGATCGACCGATGTCGGCACCGACCGCACGATCGGCGGGGCGCTGTACGCCATCATGAACGGCAGCGGTTCGGGCGTGACGCTGGCCGTGAAGCTGATGTTCCTGCCGATGGACGGCGAGGCGACCCTGACTCCCGGCCTGCGCTTGATGAGGATGGACGGGTACTCGCTGCGTGGCGATGCGGCCACGGTCATCAGCGCCGACACGTCGAAGACCGCGCCGAGCAGTCTTAGGGTGTCGGTCGGGCCGATGCAGATTCGCCTGCCCGGTGAGTGGCAACCCGATATGTACACCACGCACGGCCTTGCGTATCAGGGCTCTGGCGCATTGCTGCAGGCGTGGTTGAACGCGCAACTCAACGCCGGGGTGTTCACCCGCAAGACGTACACAAACCTCTTTCCGAACGTCGGCATCAGCCAAGCCATCGGCATGCAGTCTTCCACGATGGACGACTGCTTGATGCTCGACTCCGCGCCGGGGAGTGGCATCGTCGTGACGCCGGGGCAGGGCTTGGCGCTGGTCGGTGGAAGGTTCCAGGAACTCTCGCAAGAACCGTTGCGCGGCGCGGCCTCGACGTTCCACAACTACGACATCGAGGCGACGATCCTTTACTACCCGCCCCCGGCTGCGCCGAGCGGCGGTAACACCTATTCCAAGTCCCGCGTCGTCAACAAGGGGTAAGAGATGCTCAAGCAATCGACAGCGCGGAACCTGATGGTCTTCCTCACCGACTCTGCCGACCATGTGACCGGCAAAACGGGCGCGACGCTCTCGGTGTCGCTCTCCAAGAACGGCGCGGCTTTCTCGAGCATCTCGCCGACGGTTACCGAGCGCGGGGACGGCTGGTACAACATCGCGCTCACGAGCTCGCACACCGACACGCTCGGCGATCTGGTGCTGCGGGCGACGGCCTCTGGCGCTGACCCCATCGACCTGCGCGAGCAGGTGTTCGCGGGGCTGCCTGGCGAATCGGTCACGGTGTCGAGCATCGCCAACGACGCGATCACGGCTGCCGCGGTGGCGGCAAGCGCGGTGACCGAAATCCAGAGCGGCCTTGCGACGGCGGCCGACCTGACGGCGGTGAAGACCAAGACGGACTCGCTCGCCTTCACGGTCGCGGGGCAGGTGGACGCGAACATCCAGTACGTCAACGACGTGCAGGTCAAGGGCACCGGTCAGTCTGGCAACGAGTGGGGGCCGGTGTAAGTGCCGTTCACCTACTCGACCTGGGGCACATCGTGGGGTGGCGCGTGGGCCACCGCGTGGGGCGGGGGTTCGCCGCCGCCCCCGCCGCCTGCGGTCGAGACGCGCGGCGGATACGGCCCGCCTGAGAAGCGCAAGCAGCGCGACTTCGACGAGGAGCGCCGCGAGCGAGAGCAGCTCCGCGAGCAGATCGAGGCCGCAGTCGCGCCGCTCAAGGCCAAGAAGGCCGAGGTGGTCGAGACGGCCGCCGGGGGCGAGGAGGGCGTCGCCATCCTCACCCGGCGCCAGCGCATCGCCATCCCGGTGCCGGCGTCGCTCGACGCGGGCGAGGTGGCGCGGATGGTCTCGGCGGCGCTTGAGCGCGCCGGCATCGAGGCGCGCAAGGCCGACTCCGAGCGCGCGCGGCAGCTTGCCGCTGAGGCGTTCGAGGTCGAGGTACAGGAGCGGATGCGGCGCATCCAGCGCCGCCGCCGCGAGGAATGGCTGCTGTTGCTGAACTGAGGACGCCATGACGAGACGACGCTACAGGTACGACCCCGAATCGGGCGAGATGGTGGAGATCGGCGCAACCGAGCCGCCGCGCCGCAAGGACGCGCTCAATCACCTGAGCGCGCTGTGGGGTGACCGGCACTATGACGGGCTCGCAGCGCCCGGCGGTGCGGACATCTCGAGCCGCAAGAAGCACCGCGAGTACATGAAGCGCACGGGGCTGACGACCGCGGACGACTTCAAGGAGACCTGGGCGAAGGCCAAGGTCGAGCGCGAGAGGT